CTACGACGCCTTCGGGGACGGCGTGCCTTACGAAGAGGGCAGCGGAGCGTACTACCCCGGTAACAACCATGACGCGTGGAAGATAGGGTGGCTCGACGCGCGGGACGAGCAGGTCGAGCGGAAAGCCCGCGAGCCGGACGATCGGATGCGGGAGCTTCTGAGCACGATCCTTGAGAACAGCGAGCTGCACAGCAACCAGTACGCCCACGAAGCTATCGCCGAGGCGCTGGAGCTGATCTGGGAGAAGGTGAAATGACAACCGACAAGCGACCGCCTTGGCGCGAGGTCGCCCGGGCCGAAGAGGTGCAAGACGCGCTCCACCTAGGCCGGGTAGCTCGCTGGGTTGAGCTGGCTTGCGGCCACCGGGTACGTTTTACCGGCGACCGAGCGCTCAACCCGCCACGCCGGGTGCGCTGCCATCATTGCCCCGTTCTGGACGCCGATGTGATCGACGATCTGCTCCACGCACTCAGGACGATGATCACGGCTGTCGATGAGAGCACCCCAGAGAGGTTCCCCGGCCACCACCGAGCTTTCTTGGAGATGATAGCGATCCCACGGGCGCAAGCGGCCCTCGCAAAAGCGGAGAAGGTGTTGTGAAGACCTACCACGCCCACATCATCCCCCAGCGCCCTGCCGCCGGGGACCGAGGATGGTCCTGCACCGTCCACGCGAAGACCAAGATGGAGGCCCGGCGACGGGCCCGCGACGAGGCCTTCCAGCAGTGCGCCTACGACAGGCTCGACGGCGCGCTTGAGATCACTATCGAAGAGGAGAATGACAATGGCTGACTTTGACCCTACCAAGCCCGTGCAGACCCGTGACGGCTCTCCGGCGCGTATCGTCTGCACCGATCGTAAGGGTGGACCGCCCCTCATCGCGCTGGTGCGTGGGCCAGAAAGGGCAGAGCGCGTTTGCTCATTCTATCCCAGCGGGCAAGTGTACACCACACACTGCAGCGGCCCAGACCTCGTCAACGTCCCCGAGCGCGAGAGCCTCTTCTACAACGTCTACTGCAGCCACGCCGCTACGAAGCGGCACGCGACCCTAGAGGACGCCCGGGCAAGCGTATCGCCTTACACCTACTCCTACCTCGGGACCATCGAGATCGTCCGTGAGGGCGGCGAGGGTGGCGTGATCGTCGAGCGTAAAATTCACAACCTGCTGGAGAACGACAATGGTTAGCATCAATTTTGAACCGGGTGACCGCGTGCGCGTGGTCAAGGGCGACGAGGAAGACCTGCCGGTCGGCTTCGAGACGACGGTCACCGCGACGTCCGTCGAAGAGTACGGCGTCGAGGCGGGCACACAGTTTCTCGACCTGCTGGACGCCGCTGGCGACCCCCGTTGCCGCCCTGCCCATGAGTTTGAGTTGGTCCCTCAGTCCGCCACATCGCGAGGTGACTACCTCGGAACAGCCCACAGTGCGCTCGTCGCCCGGGTGGTTGCGCTTGAGACGCAGTTGCGCCGTGTGCGGGAGGTGCTGGGCAATGACTGAGGACGCCATCCCGACATGGGCCATCAGGGAAGCGCTACGCCGCTCTCAGCTGCGCGAAGATGCCTACCAGACTTGCCCGCCCTTCTCGCAACGGCTGATGGAGCAGCTCGCCATCATGATCGCCAAGCACGAGCAGCAGCCGGTCGACCGGGCTACCGAGATCACCCGGGAAGCAGTCGCGATCTGGCACGAGACTGACAGCTTTAGAGGCAGCATCATCTCGGACAGCGATGCTGCCCGCGCCGCCCGTAGAGGCGACCTAGACAATCGCGCGGATTTCGTCCGGATGCGTCAGTACCTCGCCAGTCTGCTTGCGGAGCAGACCGATGGTTGAGGTCTGCACCGACGCCTTCGTCGACGCCATGCTCGACACACCGGAGTACCTGACGATGCCTGCACCTCTCTGCGCGGAGTGTGGGTCAGCTGCCAAGCTGACCTGCGGGGCCGAGGTCTACCCTCACCGCCCCGATCTGGCTGAGAAGCCCATCTGGGTCTGTAGCTGCGGCGCACGCTGCGGATGCCACCCGGACACGATCAAGCCGCTGGGCACCCCGGCAGGGCCTGCTACGCGCGCTGCCCGGCCGCTCGCACACCATGCGTTCGACCAGCTGTGGAAGAGCGGGCAGATGTCCCGCAAGACCGCCTACCGCTGGCTGGCCGAGCAGATGGACCTGCACCCGGACGACTGCCACATCGGCATGATGCAGGCAGAACAGGCAACCAAGGTCGTCGAGATCGTCGAGGGCCACATGTTCAAGGAGATTTTCGATGCCTGACATCAGCATGTGCAACGCCATGACTTGCGGGGTGTCCAAGACGTGCCGCCGCCACGAGGACAGCGGGACAAAGCCCAGCGAACATTGGCAGGCCTACTCGGCATTTGTGCCGTCACCGACGGGGTGCGACAGCTACTGGCGAACGAGCCCTAAAAAGGAGCCCAGCTATGACGACTGATGAACCGAGAGCGTGGTTGGTAGCGCAGCTAAGGGCGTGGCCGGAGCGTGTAGACCCGAAGCGCACCACGAACATCACGTACCTGATGGGCAGGGCCGCAAACGAAATTGATGGGCTCACTAGGCCAGTCGACATGGTTCTTTTCTGTCCGCAATGCGGAGAGCAGCACATCGACCGAGCTACGTCTGATTGGGATAATCCGCCGCATCGCTCGCACCTGTGCCTTGTGTGCGGAACGATCTGGCGGCCAGCTGATGTCGCGACCAACGGCGTTCCCGCAATCACCACCAAGGGCTCGGCAGACACGTGGCACACGCCGTGTTCCGTGCCGCTCGGCGGCGAGTGGAAAGCCTCGGATCGCGAGAAGCTGGAAGAGACGCTCGGAGCCCTTGAAGGGCGGCATGGCGAGGGCTGGATCAACATCACGATGTCGGAGCGGCGGCTGTTCGCCCAGCTACTGCGCGCCGCCCTCACCGGGCTTCCCGAGATGGTGGAAGAGGCGAAGTGGCGGGAGGCGCTGCTCGTGGCGCGGGGGCAGGTCGCCGGGGCGGTACTGCAAACGGCAACAGGAATCAAGGTCGCTGCCAAGATCATCGCGAAGGACGCTGGCCATGAGTGACATCACGATAACGGATGCTGATCGCGAAGCTGCGGAAAACTTCCGTAGGCTCATCAGCACAGCAATGCTTCAATACGAAGTGGATGACGTAGTTAAAGCCTTCGCCCGCCACCGCCTTGCCGCAGTCGCCGAGAAGGTCGCGGAGATTGAGAGGCTGCGGGAGTCGGCAAAGAAAGCACTGGAACGGACAGGCAAGGGATGGGCGAACGCCATAGAGTTCGGCCTGATCCCACCGCAGCACCGCCCCGCAGCGCAGATCCTTGCGGACGATGCCCGCGCCGCCATCGCCGCACTCAAGGAGCCCAGCCATGACGAAGGATGAACTGGTCGAGAAGTGCGCGAGGGCTCTGGCCCATTCGCACGGCCTCGATTTCGATGAAGTGTGCGGCGTCGATGCTGATCCAGACCACGGCTACTGCGACAGCGGGACGTGCATCGCATCCGGTTACGAGGACCACGACGCGGCCTATGCCCGTGCCTGCTATCTTTCGGATGCCCGCGCAGCCCTCGCCATCGCCATGCCAGCGGCTTTCGAGATGGCGGCGAAGGTGGCTGACAAACGCGCAGAAGATCGTTTCGCAGACTTTGGCACGACCGAGCCGGACACCAATGCCAGCTACTATTCAGGACGCCGGGGTGAAGCCCTCGACGAACTAGATGAAGAGGATGGGGACATCGCCAAAGCCCTCCGCGAACTCAAGGAGAAGTGGAAGTGAAAGTATTCATAGCCATCGGGATCGCCATCATCGCCACTCTCGCCATAATGGGATTATGGGCTGAGATCGGGAGGCTGACCCCATGACCCACACCCCTGACGAGATCGCAGCCATGATCGAGCGGTTGGAACATATGAGCAAGAACACACGCGACGAGTACCTGCATGAACTGGCCGGTCGATCAGCCGCCATGCTGCGTGAGGTCGCGGCGGAGCGGGATGCGCTGGCAGAGCGAGTAAATCGCAAGGCCGGGAACGGCTACCCTCGCACGTCCGACAGCACATGGCATCCGGGAGACGAAATGTGATCGTCGATATTGAGTGCCCCCGCTGCCGAGGCGAGGGTTGGCATCTTCGCCGTCATTGCTTGAACGGGCGAGTCGGGCTGCACGAGACAACCTGTCCGAAATGCAACGGGCATGGCGCAATCGCCGTCGATGCCCAAACTTGGGGAGAAGTGGAAGTGAGCGAGGACGACCGCCCTCTATGGGATAAGATGCGTGAGTTGGCTGATGATGGCCACGTCCGCGCCGATGAATTACGCGACAAGGCCGATGCATTTAAGGCCGCCACCGAAGGTTACTACGCGGAAACACAGACGGTATCAGCTCCTAAGTTCTTGGGATGCTTTGCAAGAGCCCGCAAGTTGTGGTGCGAGATAACAGGGGAGCCCTTGGTATGACCCACGCCCCTGACGAGATCGCAGCCATGATCGAAAAGCTGAAACGATGGTTTCACGGCGGCCAGTCTCTTCGCGATATCCACAGCGAACGGCTCGAAGCCGCCGCCATGCTGCGCGATGTCGCGGCGGAGCGGGATGCGCTGGCGGTCGCGGAACAGAATGCGTTTAACCAGCGAAACATGGCGCTTGACGAATTGAAACTCGCCGAAGCCGAGCGCGACCGGCTCGCGGCGATGGTCGAGAAGCTGATCGACTATGCGGAGCATGGTAAAAGGTGCCCCCAATATTCGGTCTGGGACGGAACCTGCACCTGCGGCCTGTCCGATGTGTTGGAGGAGAGCGAGAATGGACAGTGATGCCCTCTTCGCCCTGCTGAAGATGCTCGCCCGCGAGATCGCCGCTCAGGACATGTACGGTGCGCTGCACATCTTCGTCTGCGACGGGAACTGCGAGGATGACCACCTTGAGTTCTGTTTGAAGGACAAGAGGATCACCCCGGCAGAGCGCGATTTCGTCAACCGGATGCTCGGCTACCGGGAGGAGCAGCGGGTCGCCGCGTGGCTGTTCTCGGACTGCCCGGATTTACAGGAGATTTAACATGTCGATACTTTGCAGAATATTCGGGCACAAGCTCCCCCGTCGCTACGATGGCAACGCGCCTTGGCTGCAGTACACCGGCGACATGCGGGTCGACAGCCTAGGCACGTGCCATCTGGTACTGGATGTCCGCTGCCCGCGCTGCGGCGATCGGTACACTGTCGGCCACCTGCAGTTACCGGTCTACTGGATGATCGAGCCGACGCGCCCGGTGCCGGAGAGCAGGCGCATCTCCGATCTGCTGGCGGCCAACAACGCCGAGGTCGAGCGACGGCGGGATGCGGAAGCGAAGCTGCGCACGTCGCGCGAGATTTCCCACCTCTTCGCCACGGGTCTGATCGAGATCGCCGAGACGCGCTTGCCCGGAACCTTCTGCGCCACCGACAGCCGCGTGCAGCGTGCCAAACTTTTTCTTGAGCTGTCCAAGCATGACGGCTGACGAGGTGCGCCGCATCCGGCGCGGGCTCGGGCTGACGCAGAAGCAGTTCGGAAATTTGATCGGTGGCGTTCATCGACGTACAATCCGGAAGTGGGAGAACGGCGAGAACTTGGTCAACCCCATGGCAGCGGCGACGATCGCGGTGCTCGGTGACAAGCGCAGCGCCAAGCCCGCGATGCTCGCGCTGCTTGACCACTACCGTCGGGACATGGCAGCACTCTCGCCCCCGGAATGAGGGCGACTGGACGCAACCATCCGGTTAGGCATATAACACGCTCCCCCGTGCTTCCGGCACGAGGCGGAAGGAGATCAGAATGACGACAGGTATCCAGCGCGCGGTCGAGGCTGCAGGCAGCGTTCAGGCGCTCGCCATCAAGCTCGGCGTGACGCACCAAGCGATCTACAAGTTCCTCCGGCAGGGGTGGGTACCGCCCGCTCGCGCCATGGAGATCGAGACCCATTACGCTATCCCCCGGCAGGAGCTGGTGAGCCCGCGCTTGCTGGGCCTTGTGGGCGTGCCGTCGAAGGATGACTTCGTCGCCTGACACGTGAACGCCTGCAACGGGGGCTCTGCATGATGACCGACAATGTTACCCGGCTTCCGCCGGACGTTCTCCAGATGCGCGCGCCGTCGCTGCTGGCCGGGCTCAAGGGCTGGCTCTGCTGGCGCAGCGAGCCACACCCGAAGGGCGGAAAGCCGCTCAAGGTGCCCTACTACGCCTCGGGCCAGAAGCGCCACGGGGTGCAAGGCACGGCGCAGGACAAGGAGCATCTGACGAGCTTCACCCGCGCCCGGGAGGCTGCGCTCAAGCGCGGGTTCGACGGGATCGGGTTCGCGACGCTCAAGGAGTTCGGCGTCGCCGCGCTCGACTTCGACTACTGCATCAGCGACAACGGCGCAGTCCCCGAGGAAGTGCTTGAGATCGTCGGCAGCACCTACACCGAGGTCAGCCCGTCCGGCAAAGGCCTGCGCGCGTTCATCCGGGGCAACGTCGGCGACCGCAAGTCCAAGACCGTCGCCCAGAACGGGGTCTACGGGTTCGAGGTGTTCAGCGAGAAGGGCTTCGTCACCTTCACCGGCGAGCCGTTCTGGACGACCGACGTGTTCGGCAACGAGGACACGCTCGGCGAGGTGACGGAACCGCTGCTCGCCCTGTGCGAGAAGCGCTTCGGCCGCCGCGAGCCGCGCGACGTGCTGTCCGAGGACGACGCCTTCATCCACGGCGTGTTCAACGATCACGAGCCGCGCCTCGGGCTGTCTATCGCCGAGATCGAGGAGCTGCTCGACCGGCTAGACCCCGATACGGGCCGGGACGACTGGATCAAGGTCGGGATGGCCGTGCACCACGAGACCGCTGGCGGCGACGACGGGTTCGCGATCTGGGACGAGTGGTCGTCGAACGGTGGCAAGTACCCTTCCTCCGACGCGCTGCAGGAGCAGTGGGACAGCTTCACCCGGCGCGAGGGCAGCGGCCGACGGCCGGTGACTATGGCGACGGTGAAGCGGATGGTGCGTCTGGAGGGCTCAGACAGCCCGTCCAGCGCCGATCGCCCTCTGGACCCCACCGAGGTAGCCGAGCTGCTCGGGATGGCCCCCAGCGAGGCCCAGAGCGGCAAGTTCAGGCTGACGAGCCCGACCGAGGTGTCGATGCAGCCGCCGGTGCGCTGGATGATCAAGGGGGTGCTGCCCCACGCCGAGATCGCGATGCTCTACGGTGCGTCAGGAGCGGGCAAGAGCTTCGTCGCGCTGGACATGGCGTGCGCCTTGGCGCGCGGCGTCGACTGGCGGGGGCGGAAGACGCGCAAGGTCAAGGTGGTGCTGGTAGCAGCGGAGGGTGCGGGCGGCATGGGCAACCGGCTGCGGGCCTACTGCGACTATCACGGGATCGAGATGTCCGAGCTGGACGGCAACCTGCGCATCTTGGCGGGGGTGCCGAACCTGATGAACCGGGACGACGCGATCGAGGTGGTCAAGGCTATCAGGGACTGGGGTGGAGCGCAGCTGGTGGTCTTCGACACCTTCGCGCAGGTCACCGCTGGCGCAAACGAGAACGCCGGTGAAGACATGAGCACGGCTCTGGCGAACGCCAAGGCCATCGGCGCGGTGTTCCGGGCGATGATCCTCCTGATCCACCACAGTGGCAAGGACACGTCCAAGGGGGCGCGAGGGTGGTCTGGCTTGCGTGCGGCTTCGGACGCCGAGATCGAGGTAATCCGCTTCGAGGAGAGCCACCGGCGGCTGATCCGTATCCGCAAGCAGAAGGACGGCCGGGATGGCGAGGAGTTCGGGCTCGCGCTCGACATCGTCATCGTCGGCATGGACGAGGACGGTGACGAGATCACGTCGTGCGTCGCGGTCGACGCCGAGATACCGGCGGTGCAGTCCGAGGCTCCCAAGCCTGCCCGGAAGCCGCTGGGGCAGTGGGAGCAGATCGTGCTCGACGCGATCAGCCAGCTGGACCCGGCGACCGAGAGCCTGATGCTGCCGGTGTTCGCGTCGAAGGTGGTGGACATGACGCCGACGCCGGAGGAGGGCAAGCGCGACACCCGGAGGCAGCATGCGGTGCGCGCGATCCTGTCGCTGGCGAAGAAGGGCGACGACGTTGCCGGGTACTTCATGAACGGCAATCTGGTGGTGTTCGGATGACTTGCAAAATTTTGCAAGTGGCCGTTTTGGCAGTAACCTCTGGGTTGCCACCACTGCACCACCTGCACCACGGTGCACCGTGGTGCGTGGTGCAAATGCACCAACGAGGGGTATACCCCCTTTAGGGGGTACCCTCTGGTGGTGCACGTGGTGCAGTGGTGCATGGTGCAGGTGCATTGGTGCAGAGAATTTTGGATTTTAAATTTTCGCTGGTGGCGGTGCGGGCACCTTAGCCTATCGGTGGTAGCACCCCTCGTGTAGCTTGCACTTTTTTGCAAGCAGGACTTGCAACCGCGCGGTTTATGTTTTAGGGGTCAGTCTCAATCGACGGAGAATGACGGATGGGTGTTCCAGCGTACAGCAAGCGCGACGAGAGCGCGGTGCTCACATTCGACGAGGCCCTCGCCGTGGCGACCCTCGCGCACCCGGGCTGGCCGCAGTGGCAGCGAGAGGAGCTGGCACGGTGCCTGCGGACGATGGACGAGGTCGGCACCCAGATGCACAACCAACGGCAGCAGCGAAAGGCAGACCAATGGCTCGCGTACCTGATCTCGAACTGAGCAAGATCACGATCGAGGTGCGCATGCCGAACGAGCGGCTGTGGCAGCTGGTCGCGATGCCGACGCTCTCCCGGGAAGAGCACGAAGAACTGGACCGGCTGCTCGCCGAGCGCGAGGCCGAATGCGAAAGGATGGGACTATGACCGACGAGGAGTGGAACAGACTGGTCGACAGCGGCGTGCTGGACCGGCCAAAGAAGCCGACGAGGGCCCAGCAGGCTGAAATGCTCGCGGGGTGCGCTCTCGTCGCTGTGATGGTGGTCCTAGGGCTCCTGACGCTGATCGGGAGCAACTGAGGTGAGCGCTGCTGATCAGCATCGCAAGGCACTGGCTTGGCTGGCGCTGCTTCAGCGGCTGTTCCAAGGCGCGGAGGTGACCCTCGAACAGGAGAGCACGACCGGGCTGTACCGCTACGCGACGACGGACCCGGAGCCGGTGGAGATAGAGAGCTACGATCTGGTCCTGTTCACGAAAGCGGTACGGGACTGGGTGTTCAGGGCGGTGGTGTAAAAAAGTGCAACCATATGGTTGACACCCTCCCCAGACCCATGATACCTGCAGGTCTCAATCAACGGAGACAGACCATGACAACCACCAAGCACATCGCAACCCTCGACGGTCAGACCTTCACCCGCAGCTCGAAGAGCCGGGTGTACACGCACTGCGTCGTTGCCAAGCCCAGCTACGCGAAGGGGGTCCGGCGCATGGCCGAGGCTGCCGACCTCCACAAGGCGAACTTCCGCTACTACACCGAGGCGCACCACCACGCAGAGCTGGCCGGTGACGACGAGCAGGCCTACGTCGCGCGCAAGATCGCCGAGGGGCTGGAGTATATCGAAGCGCGCCGGGAGGCGGGCTTCTACGACACGTGGCAGGCCCTGAGCTGGAGCAGCCGCCGCGACCTCGCGGAGAAGATCGCGGCCACGGCGCGCAACAGCGCGTACTGGGGAGCGGTCGAGATCCTCGAAGCCACCCACAACTGATCATCACTGGCCGGGGCGCGGTGCCCCGGCCCATCAACGGAAGGAAGACGGAAATGGCTAGATACGACAATGAGGATATCGGCTACCTCACGGGTTTCGACGTGAACAGCACGACTGTTCACTGGCTGCGCGCGGAGGGTATTCACACGATCGGCACGCTCTGCCTGTTCACTCCGCGTCGGCTGCTTGCAATGCATGGCATAGGCGAGCAGTACCTCGCGGACATCGAGAAGGCCCTCGCCCAGCTGGGTCGGTGCCTCGCCACCGAGAGCACGCCGACGCCGGAAGAGGTGCTCGCCGAGCCGACGGTGACCGGCGAGGGGGTGACCCGCGTCAAGGTCAAGTTCGGCAACACGATGTCCAGCTACGCGTACCTGTGCGACATCCCGGGCATCGCTGTCGGGGATCACGTCGTGGTCGACAGCCCGAGCAACGGGCTGACGGTCGTCAAGGTGGTCCAGATCGGCGACACCGTCGAGAACGTCACCAAGGCAACCAAGTGGATCGTCGACAAGGTCGACGTCTCTGCCCACAAGGCGCGGCTGGCACGGATCGAGCGCAAGAAGCTGCTCGAAGCCCAGCTGGAGAAGGCGCTGGAGGAGGAACTGCGCAAGGACCGCTACGCTCGCCTCGCGCAGGCTGACGCGGCTCTGGCAGCCCTCGTGGCCGAATACAACCAGCTCTGAGGCCTCCCAGGCCCGGCAGTTGCTTTGTGCGCTTCGCGCGTGTATCAGGGTCGCTCTGACGCCTGAGACACATGCGGAGCGCACATGACTGCAACGGGGGGTAAAACGGCCAAGAAGCCTGTGCGCAAGCGCGCCAAACCGAAGCCTCCGGGCTATGTGTTCGGCAGGCCCACGCTCTACAAACCTGAATATTGTGAACAGGTTGTGGAGATGGGCGCACAAGGCTGCTCGGTTGTGCAGATGGCGTCGCGCATCGGTGTGGTGCGCACTACGTTCGAGACCGAGTGGCCGAAAGCGCACCCCGACTTTGCGGAAGCCCTTGCTTTGGCTCGTCAGCTTTCGCAGGCGTGGTGGGAAGAGCAGGCGCACGGCGCGCTGGAGAAGAAAACCTTCAACGGCGCGCTCTGGAGCCGCAATATGGCGTCGCGTTTTCCCAAGGAATGGCGCGAAGCCAACCGTACCGAGCACAGTGGGCCGGACGGCAAACCAATCGAGATCGAGCAGACGGCGAAGGGGGAAGTCGTCAGCGAGATCATCGGGCTGCTGCGCGATATGCGCAGGCAGGGGCAGCCCGATGCCTAACCATGCCCAGCTATGGCGATGAGCGCCCCGGTCAGCCTTGACGCGCTCGATCCTGAGCGCCTGTCGCTCCTGTCCACGGAGGAGCTGACCTATGTCCTCAACCGGGCGAAGTGGCTGCAGACGGCGCGCGACAAGCAGCTGCCGCCGATCAGCGACTGGTCCGAGTGGGGTCTGCTCGCGGGCCGTGGCTTCGGCAAGACGCTGACCGGGGCGAACTGGATCTACGAAGAGGCAATGGAAGATCCGGAGGCGCTGCCCAGCGCGGTGATCGCGCCGACGCGCTCGGACGTCCTGCACACCTGCTTCGAGGGCCCGGCTGGCATCCTCGCCTCGGCCGTGCCCGGGTCGATCGTCAAGTACAACCGGCAGGATCTGATGATCACGCTGCCCAATGGCGCGACGATCCGGGGCTTCTCGGCCGAGGAGCCCGAGCGTTTGCGTGGTCCGCAGCACACCCGTATCTGGTGCGACGAGCTGGCCGCATGGCAGTACGCCGACGAGACGTGGGACATGGCGATGATGGGGCTGCGCCTCGGCGACCACCCCAAGGTGCTCTGGACGACCACGCCCAAGCCGCGCGACATCGTGCGCAAGCTCACCCAGCCCAAGGTGCGGCGCGTGCTGGTCAACGGCACGACGTTCGAGAACAAGAAGCACCTGCCCGACGTGTTCTTCGAGCAGCTGGAGCAGTACGAGGGCACGCGGCTCGGGCGACAGGAGCTGCTCGGCGAGCTGATCGACCCGGAAGAGAGCGGCATCGTCAAGCGCAGCTGGCTGCGCATGTGGCCGAGCGACAAGCCGCTGCCACACTTCGAGTTCATCCTGATGTCGCTCGACACCGCGTTCACCGAGAAGACGCAGGACAAGAAGACCCACGACCCGGATCACAGCGCGTGCACGGTCTGGGGCGTCTTCCGGCACACCGACAACAAGAAGCACGTCCTGCTGCTCGATGCGTGGCAGGAGCAGCTCGGCCTGCCCGACCTGATCAAGCGCACCAAGCGCGAGCTGAACTGCTCGTATGGCGACGACAACGACACCGCGCTGATCAAGCCGATGTTCGGCGCGGCCAAGCCGGTGACGTCCGGCCGCAAGCCGGACATGCTGGTGATCGAGGACAAGGGCTCGGGCATCTCGCTGCGGCAGATGCTGGAGCGCGAGCACATCCTCGCCTACGCCTACAACCCGGGGCGCGCGGACAAGCTCACCCGGCTGCACGTCGTCTCGCCTGCGTTCGCGCGGCGCTTCGTGTGGATACCCGAGAGCATGAAGAACAAGGGCCGCTTCACGACGTGGTCGGAGGCTGTTATTCAGCAGCTCTGCGCATTCGCCGGTTCAGGCTCCTTGAAGCATGACGACTTCGTCGACAGCACCACGCAGGCTATCCGCTTGCTGATGGACAAGGGCCTGATCGACATGACGAAGGCGCTGAAGAAGCCAGCCGAGGAGGCAAGCCCGCCCCCGAAGCAACGCGTCAACCCCTACGCGCAGTAAGGACCGAGCATGGAAGAAGACGAACTGCCCGAGGGCGGCGAGATGGTTGAGATCGACGAGGACGAGCCCGGCGACGTGCGCGACACCGAGGATGGCGGCGCGATCGTCGACCTTGGCGAGGACGAGCCCGGCGAGGGCAAGTTCCTTGAGAACCTTGCCGAGAAGCTGCCCGAGCACGTGCTCAACAGGCTGGCTACCGGGCTGCTCGACCTCGTCGAGCGCGATCTGGAAGCGCGCAAGAAGCGCACCGAGCAGTACGAGGACGGCATCAAGCGCACCGGCTTGGGCGACGAGGCACCGGGCGGGGCATCGTTCACCGGCGCGAGCAAGGTCGTGCACCCGATGCTGACCGAAGCGTGCGTCGACTTCAGCGCGCGTGCCATCAAGGAAATCTTCCCGGCGGGCGGGCCGGTCAAGACCACCATCATCGGCGACCCGACGCCCGAGAAGGAGGCCAAGGCCAACCGCAAGGTCGCGCTGATGAACTGGCAGCTGACTGTGCAGTGCAAGGAGACGCGCGCCGAGCTGGAGCAGCTGCTCACCCAGCTGCCACTGGGCGGGGCCCAGTACATGAAGTGCCGCTGGGACGAGCGGCGCAACCGGCCGATGTTCGAGTTCGTCGCGATCGACGACATGATCCTGCCGTTCGCCGCCACCAACTTCTACACCAGCCCGCGCAAGACGCACCGGCAGTTCCTCACGCGCTTCGAGTACAAGAAGCGGGTCAAGTCCGGCATGTACCGCGACGTCGACCTCGTAGAGAGCGGCATGGAGCCCGAGGAGAGCGCAGCGGGCAAGGCCAGCGACAAGATCGAGGGCCGCGAGAAGACCAGCTACAACGAGGACGGCCTGCGCACCGTCTATGAGATCAACGTCTTCGCTGCGATCGAGGGTGCCGAGAACGACACCAACCCCGACGAGGACGCTGACGAGCTGCCGTACATCGTCACCGTCGACAAGGCGACGATGAAGGTGCTCGCGATCTACCGCAACTGGGCGGAAGAGGACGAGAACCGCGAGGAGCTGGTCTGGAGCGTCGAGTTCGGCTTCATCCCGTGGCGCGGTGCGTACCCGATCGGCCTGCCGCATATGATCGGCGGGCTGTCCGGTGCCGCGACCGGCGCGCTGCGCGCGCTGCTCGACAGCGCGCACATCAGCAACACCGCGAGCATGATCAAGCTCAAGGGCGCGATGGGTGGCCAGTCGGTCAACGTCAATCCGGGCGAGGTGGTCGAGATCGAGGCTGCGCTCAACGTGGACGACATCCGCAAGGTCGCGATGCCGATCCCGTTCAACCAGCCCAGCCCCGTGCTGTTCCAGCTGCTGGGCTTCTTGGTCGACGCGGGCAAGGGCGTCGTCCGCACCGCGATGGACGACATCGCCGAGAACAACCCCAACGCGCCGGTGGGCACCACGCTCGCCAACATCGAGCAGGGGCTCGTCGTCTACGGCGCGATCCATGGCCGTCTGCACGATGCCATGGGCAGGCTGCTCGACATCCTGCACCGGCTCGACGCGCAGTACCTCGACGACGACAACATCAAGGCCGAGGTCGGCGAGGACTTGGCGACGCGTGAAGACTTCCAAGGTCCGATGGACGTCGTCCCGGTCAGCGACCCGAATATCTTCAGCGAGGCGCAGCGCTTCGCGCAGGTCCAGTCGCTCGCACAGCGTGCGCAGCTCAACCCGGACCTGTACGACCGGCACAAGGTCGAGCAGCGCGTGCTCGCCACGCTCAAGCTGCCGGACGCTGACGAGCTGCTCCTGCCGACGACCAACCCGGAGGAAGACCACCCGGTCAACGAGAACGTCGCGGCCTCCCTCGGACGGCCGATCGTCGCATTCCCCGAGCAGAACCACATCGCGCACATCAAGGCGCACATCGCGTTCGCCATGAGCCCGATGTTCGGCCAGAACGAAGCGATCATGCCGCAGTTCGCCCCGATCATGGCGCAGCACCTCAAGGAGCACATGGTGCTCTGGTACGCGCAGATGACGATCGACAAGGCGCAGGAGGTGAGCGGCGTGGACTTCGAGGAAGCGATCAAGGACCACAAGGGCAAGGAGACCCGGCAGGCTTTCGACGAGCTGCTGTCCGAGGTCAGCGTCGAGGCGACCGTGGCCGCGAGCGAAGCGCTCGACGAAGTCATGGGCGTGATGAGCATGCTGCTCAAGCAGGCCCAGCAGTTCGCCCAGCAGGCACCGCAGCCGATGGACCCGGGCGCGGCGATGATGGCCGAGACGCAGCGCAAGGCCGCTGCCGACCAGCAGAACGCGGCGCTCAAGCAGGCCGACATGCAGCAGAAGGCTGCCGACAAGCAGCAGGATGCCGCGCTCAAGCAGGCCGATATGCAGGTCAAGCAGGGCATCGCCGAGCTGCACGAGCAGCACGAGGATCAGCGCACCGCCGTCAAGGTGCAGGCCGACATCTCACGCAACACCGCAGACAATCAGACGGCGCTGAGTATCGCCGCTGCAGAAATCCAGAGCAATGATAAGATTGATCTGGAAACGGGGACGGGTATCAACCCGTAACCAGAAGAAAGAGGGAAGTATGAACAGTGAACTTGAGGCAGCCATTGCTGCCAAGCCGGGCCCGAAGGTCACGCCACAACAGATCGTCGACGCGATCGTGGCCTACGATTACTTCGAGCACGGCACGTTGACCATCTGCGTTGCTACGCTGCGCAATGGCTACAAGGTGACGGGTGAGAGCGCGTGCGCTGATCCCGCCAATTACGACATGCAGATCGGGCGCACGCTTGCCAACAAGCAGGCCCGGGAGAAAGTCTGGGCGCTGGAGGGATATCTGCTCCGCCAGCGCCTGTACGAAGAGGGAAAGTGACCATGGCACGGAAGAAGAGTATAAACGTGGATACTCACAAGGAGACGGACGATGTACGACTTGATCCTGTTGACGTTCCTGTCGCTGGTGACGGCGACGGGCATGTCGGGGACGTGCCACCTGCTACACCGCCTGTGGAACCGAGCGAACCACAACAGGAGCAGGTGACGCAGGCCGAGCAGGCACCCCCGCCTGCTGAAGAGCCCTTCGAGCCCGGCCAGAACTACGAGCGGGCCAAGCTGATCACGTTCCGGTGAGGCCGGAGCTTCTGCTGCAGCGCCTGACCGACGAGCAAAGCACCTTCTCGCGTCAGGCGCTGGCTGCCCCGGCAGCCCGCGACGCGTACGAGTACGGGCGCGTCGTCGGCATCGTCGCGGGGCTGGAGACGGCCAAGCGCGTGCTGCTGGAGCTTATCGGCGAGAACGATAGAAAGGGGCGTGACCTGTGACCGAAGACTTCTCTGAACACCCGATGTCGCTGGGCGAGGTCAAGGCCGAGCGGCTGCAGTCGTCGGGGGAGTGGACCGCGCGCGACGTGCTTATCGCCACGCTGCGGGACATCGACAGCGGGGAGCTGAAGCTCGGCGCATGCTGCGTCACGTATGCGATCCTCGACGAGGACAGCAATCACGTGCGCACCGGCTACCGGGCCAGCTATCACGGCCTCCCGACCATGCTGGGGCTGCTCAACCGCACGCAGTTTCTGATGAACCAAGGCTGAAAGAGGGAAAACCATGGAATACGACAACAAGGTGGAATTCGCGTACGACGATCTGGACGAAGCCTTCCCGGCTTGCGACCCGGGCGTCGTGCCGTTCGGCAGCCGCGTGCTGGTGCAGATCCGCACGCCGAAGAGCAAGACCAAGGGCGGCATCATCCTGACGCAGGAAGCGCGCGAGACCGAGACCTACAACACGCAGGTCGGCAAGGTCATCGCGATGGGCTCGCTGGCTTTCCGCAACCGCGACACGATGAACCCGTGGCCCGAAGGCTCGTGGTGCGAGGTCGGGGACTTCGTCCGCGTGCCGCGTTACGGCGGCGACCGGTGGACGGTGAAGACCGTCACCGGCGAGCCCGCGATCATGGTGATCTTCAACGACCTCGACCTCGTCGGCAAGGTCACCGGCGACCCGCTCGCCGTCAAAGCATTTCTGTGAGGAGGGAAACATGACTGACATACCAATGATCCCGGCCGTCGGCCGGACCGTCCATCTCTACGACGACAACCTGCTCATCAACGGCGTCGAGCGCGGCCCGTATGTGGCGATCATCACGCAGACGCTCGGAAACACGCCGGACAGCTACGCCAACCTGACCGTCTTTCCTCCTTTCGGAGAGCCCAAGCACTATGGCTCGGTGAAGCAGAAGGACCAGCCGGGCTACATGCCGCACTGCTACTGGGTGCAGCCGCCCCGCGTCGACGCATTCTGAGGAGAGGGAAAATGGACATGAACAGGTACATCGGCACCAAGGAGATCACCGCCAAGCCGCAGCCCAACGCCAAGGGCGAGCCCGGCTATGCGGTGCGCTACGCGGACGGCTACAGCTCGTGGTCGCCCTTGGCTGTGTTCGAGGAGGCCTACCGGCCGCTCGGCGCGGGCATCACGTTCGGCGACGCGGTCTTCTACCTCAAGAAGGGCAGGCGCGTCGCCCGCGCAGGCTGGAACGGCAAGGGGATGTTCCTCTACCTCGTCCCGCCGGGCGACTACCCGGCGCGCACCGAAGCGGCCAAGGCCTACTGGGGCGACGACGCCCTCGTGCCCTACGGCGCGTATATCGCGATGAAGACCGCGCAGGAGAATGTGGTGCCGTGGCTTGCGAGCCAGACCGATGTCCTCGCCGAGGACTGGGTGATTTTGGAAGAAGGGGGCAGCAATGGTTGACCAGTTGAAGGAAAGCACGCTCGGCAAGGAGGATGATGACGACGAGGAACTGATCCCCGTCGACACCCCGCCGAAGGAGGAGAAGGTCGAGACCCCTCCTGCTCCCGAGCCCGAGGATGACGACCACGAGGATGACGAAGACGACGACAAGCGTCTCGGCACCAGCGAGGAAGACAGCGACGACGAGATCGTCTCTGCCAACCGCAAGCGTCGTCGCGAGCGCAACGAGGCCCGCAAGCGGGCACGTGAACGCACCGAGCGCGAGCTGCGCGAGATGCGGGAGATGAACAACCAGCTGCTGGCGCGGCTCAGTGCGGTCGAGACCAACACCCTCAGCCACAACGAGATGGCGATCGACCAGCAGCTGCAGGCGACCCAGCGCGAGATCGCCCAGACCGAGGTCATCATCGCGAAGGCGACTGAAGCTGGGAATGGGGAAGACGTCGTCACGGCGATGCGTCTGCGCGAGGAAGCCATCGCGCGTGCGCAGCAGCTGAACTATGCCAAGCAGCAGGTGGCGCAGGTGCGCCAGCAGCCGCAGCAGATGGCCCCGCAGCCGGGCCATCCCGCTCCCGAGGTGATCAGCTTCGCCCGGCAGTGGATGGAAGCCAACCCGTGGTACGACCCGACTGGCGCAAGCGAGGAGAGCCGCATAACGACCCAGATCGACGCCCAGATTGTCCGCGAAGGCTACAATCCGGCCACCGTCGAATACTGGCAGGAGCTGACCAAGAGGGTCGGCAAGGCGCTCGGTGAAGACGAGGACGACCTCGGCGACACCCGGCGCTCACAGCGCGAGGAGAGCCCCCGTCGCAAGGCTCCCCCTATGGGTGGAGGCAAGGAGAACGTCCCTGTGTCGACCCGTAAAGAAATCTACGTGACACCCGAACGGAAGCAAGCTATGGTTGATGCTGGTATCTGGGATGATCCTGTAAAAAGGAACCGGATGCTCAAGCAGTATCAGGCTTACGACCGTGAAAACCGCCAGTAAGGAGGACATCATGGAAGCCGACGACCGCTTGAAGAAAGAACTTAGTGTTGATCGCCGCCCGCGCGCGGCCACCGATCGGAAGGTAACCGAAGATCGGGGCATGGATGACCGCAGTGTCACTCAGGACCGCGCCATTAGCGATGACGATCGACTGGCGATGTTCCGCCAAGCTATTTTCAACGATGCCTTGCCTGATTTGCCGCCCATCCCCGGATGGCACATGTGCTGGCTCACCACGACCAACTCCAGAGACGCCATCCAGCGTCGGGCCATGCTCGGTTACGAGCCCGTCAAGCCTTCCGAGGTTCCGGGTTTCGAGTATGCCACCCTCACCACCGGTGAGTGGGCTGGGCACATCGCGGTGAACGAGATGCTCGCGTATAAGCTGCCGCAGAACCTCTATGAGCGGTTCATGCAGGAAGCTCACCACGACGCTCCCGCACGTGAAGAGTTCAAACTCGCCGAGGTCGCTGACATGATGCGACGTCAGGCCGAGCGCGACGGCACCCTGCTCGAAGCAGGAGATGGCATGGAGGAGTTGGGCAAAGTCCCCGCACGAGGCGTCTTCGACGACTGAAGTGCGGGTAGTCCGCAACAGTCACGAAGGTAAGCAAACATGAGCGCAACCTCTGCTCCGTTTGGTCTCCGAGCTGCGTATCGCCCCGGCGGGGTGGTACGCCCGGAGGCTCTCACGATCGCGTCGGCTTACGCCACTGCGATCTACCAGAACCAGCCGATCAAGATCGGTACCGACGGCACCGTTCAGGCGGCTGCTCCCGGCGACCGCTTCAGCGGCACGTTTCAGGGCGTTGAGTACACGGACGCCGAAGGGCGTCGCCGCGTAACCAACCGCTGGACGGCCTCGACGGTCGGCACCGACATCATCGCGTACATCACGCGTGACCCGGCGATCATCTACGAAATCCAGTCGAACGCTGCCCTCTCGGTCGGCGATATCGGCAAGGAGTATGACTGGACGGCAGCCTCGGGCTCCACCGTCACCGGCCTCTCCTCGCAGATGCTCGACGTGGCTTCGTCGGCCGCCAATGCCGGTCTCCGGCTCCTCAACATCTCGCCGGGCGTGGATAACGCTTGGGGAGACACCTATGTCGTCGCGCAGGTCTCCGCAAGCGAGCACCAGACCGTCGCCGACATTGCTGCCTTCTAAGGAGACCTAGGCAATGGCTACTCCCATGCGTTCAACCGATTTCCGCAGCATCGTGGAGCCGATCCTCAACGAGGAGTTCAACGGCAGCTACGACCAGCGTGCGGACGAATGGCAGCAGGTCTTCAAGGAAGAGACGGGTATCGCCCGTTCCTATCAGGAAGAGCCCGTGCTGTACGGCTTCGGCGCTGCTCCGGAACTTCCGGACGGCACGCCGGTCACCTACCAGTCGGGTGGCGTGCTCTTCATCCAGCGCTACGTCTACAAGGTCTACGGCCTTGCATTCGCGCTGACGAAGGTGCTCGTCGAGGACGGCGACCACATCCGCATCGGCCAGACCTATGCGCGCCACCTCGCCCAGTCGCTGATCGAGACCAAGGAAACGCTCTGCGCGAACATCCTCAACCGGGCGTTCAACGGGTCGTACCTCGGTGGTGACGGCGTCTCGCTGGTCAACGCGTCGCACCCGATTGCGGGCGGCACGTTCTCCAACGTCCTCTCGACCGCTGCCAACCTCTCGCAGACCTCGCTTGAGCAAATCCTCGTCCAAATCCGCAACGCCGTCGACAACAACGGCAAGCGCATCCGTCTCACGCCGAAGCAGATCGTCACTGGTCCTTCGAACGTGTTTCAGGCCGAGGTTCTCCTCAAGTCGGCGCTGCGTACCGGCACCGCCAACAACGACATCAACCCCATCAAGTCGATGGGGACGCTGCCGGGCGGTCAGGCCAATCTGGCTCGCATCACCTCGACCACCGCATGGTGGGTCCAGACCGATGCTCCGGAAGGCCTGAAGATGGTCAAGCGCCGTGGGCTCGAAAAGTCCATGGAAGGCGACTTCGAGACCGACAACATGCGGTACAAGGCAACCGAGCGCTACGCGGTCGGCTTCACCGATCCGCGCGCCCTCTACGGCACTGCGGGTCTCTGATCCGCAGCACCGTGGCAAGGTATGGAGCCCCGCGTTCGGCCAAGGCCTCTGGCCGAAGCTGGACGCGGGGTTTTGCTTAGAAAGGAACTGATACCATGGGTAACGTAGTCACCCGCTTTCCGGGCGGTGTCACGAACGTGGGCGACACGGCCCCCTTCGCTGACCTCCGCATGCCGGACCCGACGCTCTACCACACCTATTTCGACGACTTCGACCAGTACGTCGCCGCCGACTGGGTGGTCACCGAGACGCAGGCGGGCGCCACACAGGCCCTCACTGCTGGTGACGGTGGTTGGCTGGCCCTCGTCAACTCGGCGGCCAACAACGACCTCAACGCGATCCAGAAGACGCCCGCAGCGTTCAGCTTCACGGCTGGCAAGAAGGCGTTCTTCAAGGCCCGTCTCAAGGTCGACAGCGCGACCCTTGCGGCGTTTGTCGTCGGCATGCAGGTGGTCGACACCACCCCGCTCGACGTCACCGACGGCATCTACTTCCTGAAGTCTGCCGGTGCCGCCACGATCGACGTGCTCTGCCGCAAGGATGCCTCGACGGGCTCGAACAGCGCGTCGGCCATCGCTTCGGTCGCGAGCGACACGTTCATCACCCTCGGGCTCTATTACGACGGTGACAGCAAGGTCTACTACTCGGTCAACGAGGCCGTGTTGGGATCGCTGAACGCGTCCTCGTCCTACCTGCCGGACACGATCACGACCGTCAGCGTCGCGGTCGCGAACGGTTCGGCCGTGGCACGCACGTTGACCCTCGACTACGTGTTCGCCGCTTTCGAGCGGTGATAACGGGAGACTGGCGCGGGAGTTTCCCTCTTTCGACCGCGCCAGTCTCTTAGCTTAGGAGCCCGCCATGCGGCCAATCATCGTAACACAGACCGGCGCAGGCAACGGCGCTGCCATGGTGCTCAACATCCATGGGCGGCCCGAGGTGGGGCTGCAGGTCGTCGTCAGCGGCACGGTCAACTACACGGTGCAGCAGACCCTCGACGATCCGGCAGATGCTGGAGCGACGTGGTTCGACCATCCTGACACCAATCTCGTCGCTGCGACGACGAACAAGCAGGGCAACTACGCCTACATCCCGCGCGCGGTGCGCATCAAGGTCAATAGCGGCGCGGGTAGCGCCACGTTGACGGTAATTCAGGCCGGGATGACCGGCTGATGGCGGCGGGGCTCTCGCGTGGCATCGCAGGGCTGGCGGCGACGACCAGCTTGTGGCGCGCTATCGTCGGCTTGTCCGGTGGGGGCGGTCTGGGCGGGGGCGGCGACGAAGGCTACACCATCACGATCCCCGGTGCTGTCATCACCGGCGGCGGACCCGGCGTCTTCAACGAGACAACCGGCACGTCTGGCACCATTGCGACTGCGACGACGGACCTGCCCGATCTCGGCAGCGGGTTCCAGTGGGGCATCTACGCGGGCAGCGATGCGCGTATCGGCGTTGTCAGCACGGCCACCGGCCAAGGCAACACGATGGGGATCACGACAAGTTCGGCGATCTACACCGGAGACAGCGCAAACTTCACAGTCACTGTCACCAACGGCGTCAAGACGCTCGGCTTCCCTTTCACGGCAACGGGTACTGTCGGCCTATTGCTTGATCGCCTGACTGCGTCGCCGACGGTTGCCTATAGTCTCCGCAAGCTTCGTTCTGCCTATGCCGGAAGTTGCATCCGCGTTCGCCGCACGTCGGATTCAGTGGAATCTGATATTGGCTTTTCGTCTACCGCAGACGGAAACGGGGACTACTGGGTCGATGCTGCGGCTATTGCGTCCTTCGCGCCGGGTGGTTGCACTATTACGACGTGGTATGACCAGACGACGAACGCGCGCAACGCGACGCAGATTATAACGACAAAGCAACCTGTATATCAGGCGATCGGTTGGGCGTCTTCCAAGCCAGCTTTGAGTTTCGATGGAACTGACGATTTCCTCGCAGTCCCAGATCATCGCGGTTCTTTCACAACTGAGTTTGGCCTTGTCGCTGTTGCTCGGGGTTCCGCAGCATCTGGTATGCTCTTTAATACTCAGCAAACCACTGGCGACAATAGCGGAAGCAATTCATTCGGCTTTAATGCATCCGGGAAGATGCTTTTCACCGCCGACCCGACTACGGGCGGAAGGCCGCAGCCTGCTACTACAGCGGACTTCCGTAATACGGATATGTCGCTGATCGGCAGCTACGACAATACAAGCGGCGCGCTGATGCGCGCTAATGGGGAATCCCCCACGGCTGCTGCGGGTTCTGGTAGTCTGAGCTTCGGTACGGGCACGACCTACACATGGGCAATTGGTATATTCCGGCCAACCCTGACAACGCCTTGGGCGGGTACTGTTGGAGAAATAATCATGTTTAACACCGCTATCGGTAGCACCGATCAAACGACAATCAGGACCGGCCACACCGCCGCTTATGGTGCGCCATAATGCGCCGCCTCAACCTCTCCACCACGCTGTCCGTCGCGGGCGACGCCACTTCGGGGGCCATCGCCTATAGCGGGCTGACCTCTCCGACCATCACTGAGATTGGCGACAATCCGGACGTGTCGGTTGCGAGTGATGGCGTCTGCACTTTTACGGCGCTGGGGCCGGACTCGGAAGTCGTCACCGTCAAGGTTCAGGATGCAGACGGGTATTTCATCCAAGGGCCTGTGACGATCCAAGGTAATGGCGCTGACTCCTATCAATACATGTCGCTCGGCATGAACATGGCAGGCATCAACGGTTACAACGGAACGCAGTATTTTGCCAACCTTATGCACATGATGCGTCCGTGGTCGCGGAGAGCGACCAGCGGCGGTTCTGGCGCATGGAGCCAACTGCATGGACATCTGACCGCCGATGTAAGCACAGATCAATTCGTCGCGTATATTTCTAACAATGGCGTTGCATTCCTGGCTGGTGACTACATTATTCGGAATCCGGATGGCTGCGAATATGCCTTAGGTGCGAACAACGGCACGCCGGGGACGTGGAGGACTGACACCGAGTTTACGGGCACGCTTAACCCTACAGGCGGGAACGGTGTTTATCTTTTCGTCAAGGGAAGCCTGACAGGCAATTTTGAAATCATAAAAGCGGATCACGTCGATAGCTACGATGCCGGGTGCATATGGACAGACGCTGCCTTAGCTTTCTACGAGGGACTGGGTGCTGGCCCGCTACGTGCGATGGACCTGTTGAGCGGTTCCGTAAATTTCGAAACAGACTGGTCTGATCGCGTTCCGCCTGATGCTATTTCGTTTAACACGCATCACGCAACTGGCCTTTCGGTGGTTCCTTACGAATATCTATTCGATCTTGCAAATCGGCTTCAGAAAGACGTGTGGATCAACATTCCCGCACGCGCCACAGCGGATTATGTGGCAGAACTTGGCGCGGTGATAAACTCCACGCTCGATCCGGGACTAAAAGTCTACACAGAATTAGCGAACGAGACATGGAACTGGGATTCGCCGTGGCGAGATGGTGGCGTATGGGTCGCCTGTTTTGGCCATCCCAAGTACACCGCGACCGCTAATCCTTCTGCCGACACTTATACAAAGGTAGGGCATGGGCTCTCTGATGGTGACGCCATCTATTGCTTCGGCACTCCCGAAAATGTGGCGTCCGGGGCTTATGGTTCAATGCCATACCAACTTAAAAATGGATTTGGCGCGTATGCCAAATATATAAATGACGACACATTCCAGCTTTATAGCGACGTTGGGCTAACGGCTTTATGTGATGTCGTATCAACGCAGGTCAATCTAATTTACGTCGTAGTAAGCGAAGCCACTGAAGACCTGAACACGCATAATCAGGAAATTTCAATCCGCAACTGGGGGATTCTGGACGCAATTTGCGGCGCGGATAGATTCCAGCATGTTATCGCCTCGCAGGCTTCGTCGCCTTCGGTGTCAGCGTCCAGAACGTCGCTGACGGCAACACGTGAAGGGATGGCCGGGCTTGCTGTGGCTCCTTATTTCGGGCCTTCTTGGTATGGTGTCAGGATCGACGGGACGACCGGACAATTCCAGCCAAAGGCATGGGCGAACGTTGCCAAAACATTCTACATCGGCGTTTATGCTCAGGGCTCAACGCCCACTGAATACGATATCAAGGCGGGGACAGGGACCGGATTCGTAGCGGGCCAGTCATACACATACACATCGCCAATCGGCACGGCGTGGAGGAATACGAGCGCGCCGCTTACTGGCCTGACAGATGGCGTCACATATACCATCTGCGTCGCAGTTGAAGATGTAAGCGATCCCACGGTAACATGGATCATGCGCGAAGATGTTGTGTGTAGCGCAACGCCTGCGAATACCACGATCACGCACACCACTGCTGATTTGAAAATGATGTGCCGCGTTGCGTCCATATCGTCAACGGTTCTTGGGCATCTGCCCTATCTCTACGGGAAAAAGTTTTTTGCTTATGAAGGAGGTTTCCACCTTCATGAATCATGCCCAGAAGAGGTTGCTACTGCGTATAAAGATTTTCAGGAGACTGCGGAATTTGGCGAGGCTATTGTCTCTTATCTGTATCAGCGCGCCTCTATTCCTACAGACGTTTTCTGCTATTTCTCAGATGTTGCAGATAGCGCGAGCACTACAGCTATTACACCGTTTGGTATCGCGGACAGTCATTCAGACACTTCGGACGAACGATATATGGCGATGGCTGCGCTCGGTGGGCGTGTAAGGGTTTATGACGCTCTCAGCATCGATGATGTTGTGGCGGATGACGTTACGAGTGAACCGGGAGCATTCCCGTACACCATAGCAACCCTTGATCCATCCCTGTCGTATGCAATTTATAAAGGCAACGACAAGGGCTATTTTGACATATCCGGCAACACGCTGCGGGCAGTTGCGTCTGATCTGGACTGGGTGCTTGAGCGAGTGCACCAGCTAACGCTGATCGGCTATAATGATTATGGCGTCGATCTTTTTAGCGTGTCGTTCGCCACTGGGTCGGCGTGGTATGACACCGACACAGTTGTTGCCATCGATTACGACCGCGATCATGCATATATTGATGGCGTGGAATATGCGTCTATCGCGGCTGCGCGGACTGCTGGCGCTATCGTACAGACCAACGGCATTGATAGGATCGACATAACTGGGCTGCTCGGTTCGGCGTTCAGTTTAGCAGCTACGGGCGTAACATACTCATCGACCGTCGTAGGGCAGGCTTATCGCTATATCGTTTCGCTTGAGGGTCCGTCGAGCGACATTATATTCATGGCGCAGTTTAACGACGCTGGAACAGCCAGGATCGGCGCTCAGGTTGTCGATGGCGGGGTAGATCAAACAACTAATACGCTCAAGACTGCCAGCGGTGCGGGCATATCGTCGGCTGTGACTTATGCCATGCGGGTAGCTGCGAACGACATTGCCGTTTCGTTTAACAGCACGACTTGCCAGACTGACTCTAGCGCGACGGTTCCGACTCTTACCAGTCTTATCGTCGGAAACCGCGATAACGAAACGCGGCCTTGGCTTGGGTCAGTGCGCCGCATCCTTCTGACTAATGCTGCTGTTACCAACGCTGCCCTTAAGACTTTCGATATCATAACGCCGTAGTTGCAGGGGCTGTGCGGGTTTAACTACACGCCGTAGGGGCTATTTAGCTTCCCCACGTTCGATAGCATGGGCCTTCTCGGCTGCGCGCCTCTCCAGCCACA